GTTCGTCGTCTACCTTCAGCCGCATTTATGGCAAACGCTCAGTCAATCGCCGACATGAGGAAACTGAAGGACAACGCCGGAAATTACCTCTACACCATTGGTCAGACTGGCCCCGGTGGACAGGACACCTTTGCTGGTTTCCGCGTAGTGGAGAACCCACACGTCGCAGACGTAGCAACCGGTGCGCAGTCGGTGTACTTCGGCGATTGGAGTGCAGTGAAGGTAAGAATGGCAGGAGGCTTGGACGTGGCTTCGTCTCAGGACTATGCCTTCAACCAGAACCTCACCACATGGAGGTTCGTAATGCGCCTCGACTCAAACGTCGCAAACGGTGCTTCGAACCTGAAGTACTTCAAGGGTGGAGCTAGCTAGTAGCTAACCTTTGAACTAGGCTGAGGGGCCGCTCTTGTAGGTTAGGGCGGTCCCTCTTCTTTTTTGCTAGGCTCTTAGCATGACAACCTACGAAAAATTTTCTGGCGCAATCTCTCTTGCAACCAACACCCCCGGAATGCCAACCGGTTATGGCGTGCAAGCTCAAATGCTTATGGACCGTCTCAAGCGACACGGACTCGACGTAGCGGTTCTCTCGAACTACGGACTCGAGGGTCGCATGGAGACAATCAAAACCAAGTACGGTCCGGTCAAGCACTACCCTCGAGGGCTGACCCAATACTCAGGCGATGTCATGAAGCTTTACCACGATGACTTCGTTGCCGGCCGAGACATCTCAAACCTCATCCTCACCCTCTATGACGTTTGGGTCTGGCTTGGACAAAAGGACATGGACGAACTTCGCATCGCCTCATGGGTTCCAATTGACCACTCGACGCTTCCACCCAAGGTCGAGCTATGGTGCAAGAAGGAAAACGTAACCCCAATTGCTATGAGCGAGTTTGGTTTCAACGAACTGAAGCGAGCTGGAGCTGACCCGTACTACATCCCTCACGCGGTCGACACTCGTCTCTATAAGCCGACGCCTCTGATTGACGGCGTACCGATTCGCGAGTACTACGGATTGAAAGAGAGCGACTTCTTGGTCGGGATGGTTGCGGCAAACAAGGCCAACGGGCAGGTACACCGCAAGGCGTTTGCAGAGAACCTAATGGCCTTCTCTCTCTTCAAGAAGAACAACCCCCACGCTTACCTTTACGTCCACACTGACCCAAGCAAAGCGTTTGGTGGGTTTGACCTCATCACCCTGCTCAAAGCCTGCGGCCTGCAAGACGACGACGTACTCTTCCCAGACCCTCACAAGTACAGGTTCGGTTACTCCGATGCAGAGATGGCGGCACTCTATACCGGCATGGACGTCTTGCTACACGCCTCTTATGGCGAAGGTTTCGGCGTACCGGCCATCGAAGCGCAGGCGTGCGGCACTCCAACAATCTCATCCGGTTGGACAGCGTCTCTCGAGCTGGCAGGTCCGGACTCATTTCTAGTCGACGGACAGCCATGGTGGGACGAGGCACAACTGGCTTGGTGGCAGATTCCAAATGTCAACGGCATCACCGTAGCTTTAGAAAAAGCACTGGCCGGACGAGACAGGGACTTCACAAAGACCGTGGAGTTTGCAAGGTCCTATGACGTCGAGGCCGTCTGGAACGCTCACTGGCTTCCGTTCCTACGAGACCAGTTGACCAAATGATTCCAGTCCTCGGGTTTGCAACTCTCTCCAAGTTCGACATGGCGCAACGCCTGCTCGACTCGATTGACTACCCAGTCGAGCGCGTGGTCATCGTCGACAACTCGGGCAAGCGTGAGTTCAACCCTCGACCGAACCACAACATAAAGGACCTCTGGCTCATTCAGGTCCCCCACGGCCTTGGAGCGAATGGTGCTTGGAACCTCATAATCAAGTCAAACCCTCACGCGCCTTATTGGGTCATTCCGAACGACGACTCTTGGTTCGCGCCGGGCGCACTCGAGACCATCGCAAACGACGTCGACACTCAGGCATTCAACTTCGTTGACGTAAACCCCAAGTGGTCATGCGTCATCCCGACTGAAACAAGCGTGGGCAAAGCTGGACTCTGGGACGAAGCCTTCCACCCGGTTTACTATGACGACGATGACTACGAGTGGCGTATGCGAGAGCTGGGCGTCAAGTTCCACACCATCGACGCACGAGTTCATCACGACAATTCTTCGACACTCAAGTCTGGCTACGAAGACCGCAACCAGAAGACCTTTGCACGCAACCGGTCCATGCTCACCAACAAGAGGGCTAGCAAAGACCTTAGAGAACGAGGCTGGTCGCTTTCAATAAGGAGAGAGAACTCATGGGATTAGTCGTCTACACCGGTGGGACCTTCGACTTGCTACATCGAGGCCATGCTAATTTTCTCAGGCGTTGCAGTGAGCTTGGGTCTGTGACCGTCTCACTAAACACGGACGAGTTCATCGACGCCTACAAGGGCAAGCCTCCGGTCATGACTTACTTAGAGCGCGAGGAGGTCCTCATGGCATTGCGTTACGTCGAGAGAGTCATCCCGAACTTCGGAGGAGCGGACTCAAAGCCTGCCATCGAACTCATTCAACCTGACATAGTAGCCATCGGGACCGACTGGGCGCGACGTGACTACTACGCTCAAATGCAATTCACCCAAGACTGGCTGGACGAGCGAGGGATTGCCCTTATGTACATCCCTTACACGTCGGGTATAAGCACGACCAAGGTCAAGGCTCGCCTAGCGGTAGACTAGAAGCTGGAGGTTTTCATGGCAATCACTAACGGCTATTGCACCCTAGACGAGCTAAAGGCTTCTCTCAGAATCCCAGTTAGCGACACCCTTGACGATGACTTGCTCGAGCTAGCCGTCGAGTCGGCGTCCCGGGACATCGACCAAGCTTGTGAGCGCATTTTCTACTCGACAGCCGCAACCAGAATTTTCACCCCACGCGACGGACTCAATTGCGAGATTGACGACCTCACTTCGGTCACGACAATCAAGACGTCCTCCGGGGCAGATGGAGTCTTTGACGTCACTTGGACTTCAACCGACTACCAGCTCATGCCACTAAACGGCGTCGCTGGAGGAATGACCGTACCTTACGACCTCATCTATGCCGTCGGTGACTACACGTTCCCTATGAGCGGTCAAGAAGCGACGGTACAAGTCAACGGCACTTGGGGGTTCACCTCAGTACCGACTGCAATCAAGCAGGCAACGGTTCTCCTCTCTGCAAGAATCTTCAAGCGCAATGACTCCCCGGGTGGCGTTATGGGATTTGGTGACCTCGGCATCATCCGAGTCGGCAGAATGGACCCAGACATCGACCGCCTAATCCAGCCTTACAAGAAGCTGAGGTTCGCGTGACAATCGCCGCTATCCGCGAGGGCATTGCTACGAACCTGAGAACCATCTCCGGCTTGAGAGTCTTTGAGGAGATTCCAGACCAGCTCTCACCGCCGGCCGCAGTTGTCTCACTCAATTCGATTGACTACCATCAAGCGTTTTCGGGTGGGCTAAACATCTACCGCTTCACCGTTCGGGTTGTCGTGGGTCGTGCGGCGGAGCGTCAAGCGCAACGCTACCTCGACCTTTATGCCGAGCCAGACGGAGCCTCGAGTGTTCGGGGTGCGATAGAATCTAATAGAACTCTGAGCGGTGCGTGCCAAGACGTTATTGTCGAAGCAATGCCGAACATCGGTTCAATAACTGTAAACGAGAACGAATACTTAGCAGGGGAATGGACTGTCACCTGCTATGCCTAAGGAGCTAAATTGAGCAAGTATGTTGTCACCGGAAACACCGTGACCTTCAACTCTGTCGACATCTCAGGTTCCGTCGCACGAGCTGAATTGGTGGTGTCTGCGGCAAGCGTGGACGTAACTGATTTTGCCAGCGGTGGATTCGTGGAGCTAGTGGGGGGCCTGAAGTCAGGAACCGTTTCACTGGACTTCCACTCTGACTATGGCGCAGGGGGACTATCCCAGACAATCACCGACGACCTAGTAGGAACCATCGGAACTGTCACCATCATCGCAGGTAACGGAACGGCCGCTTCAACAGCCACGCCGCTTTTTTCTGCCACCTGCCTCATCGAATCTGTAACTCCCGTTTCGGGGGCCGTAGGCGACCTCTCCACATGGAGCGTTAGCTGGCCCACCACCGGTGAGATTACTAAGAGCGAGTCCTAGGACTAAGCCGTGAAAATTAACCTACAACTAACTTTCGACGGAGGCGAGACTCGCGACATTGTTTGTAATGCCGCGGACATGGTCGCCTTCGAAGACAAGTACGGCGTCTCAGTAGCCAACCTGAGTTCCGACCCAAAGATGAGCTACATGCTTTTCTTGGCTTGGCACTCACAGAAGCGAACTGGGGCAACCAAAGACTCGTTTGAAAAATGGCTCGAGTCGATAGACATGGTGGGGCCGAGTGACTCTGACCCAAAATAGTTGGGTTGGGTGACTCGTCCGCCCACTGGTTCATCGCTGGACTCGCAGTCGAAACAGGTATTGCTCCGAGCGTGCTAATGCAGGAATCCGAGAGGATGCTCTGGACCATGCACCGCTGGCTGGTAGCTAAGAACCTACCGCCTAAATAGAGAAGGCCCTCCCTCCGGGGAGGGTTTTCTCGTTGGTAGAATTGAGAGATAAGGAGTGCCATGCAAAAAAGCAAACTAATCGGCAGTGCCGAGACAATGCGTGAGCTGAAGTACTACCGCGAAAAGGGCCTCCAAAACCAGTTCAAGAAAAGCATGAACTCCGAGCTGGAGCCAATTCTCAAACCGATTGAAGGCGAGATAAATTCGACCGTCACCTCTAGCCTCCAGAATCGAATGCGTGGAATGTTCCACAACGGACGCACCGGTTGGTCCGGCGTAGAGATAAAGGTCAAGACAAGCCTGAGGCCAAACGACCTAATCTTCATCGAGGGTAAGGGCCGCAATGCCGGCCTCGATACTCAGGTTGGTTTTGAGTACGCCGAGCTTGCTGGCATAAATCGCCGGCCACCTCGTCCGGTGTCTAAGGGGTGGGGAAGCAATAGCGTTGGCTACCACTCCTACATTTATGCTGACCAAGGAAAGGTCTTCAACAAGAGGCTGACGCAAACCTACGGCAGACCGGGTCGTTTCCTTTGGAAGAGGGTTATGAACCGTAAGAATACAATTGAACTAAAGGTCCTCAAGGTGGCAGAACTTTACAACATAAAGGTCAACAAGAAGCTAGCCACCCAAGTAGGGCTGACGACAATGAGGGTTAACTAATGGCAATCAAAATTCGGATTGTTTCTGAGTTCGACAAGCGCGGTCTAAAGCAAGCCGAACAACAACTTGGTGGTCTCGCTAAGACTGCCGGCATTGCACTGGCCGCCGTAGGCGCGGCCATGACCGCAGTGGCCGTCAAGTCTGTCCAAGAGTTCTCAAAGTTTGACGCGGCCCTCACCCAGTCCAAAGCCATCATGGGTGACCTCACCAAGACCATGGAAGAGGACATGGCGAATGCGGCTCGTGAAGTCGCTAAGGCCACAACCTTTAGTGCCGAAGAAGCCGCGCAGTCATTCTTCTACCTAGCGTCCGCTGGTTTGGACGCAGAGGCATCCGTAGCGGCCCTGCCTCGAGTAGCGCAGTTTGCTCAAGCTGGAATGTTCGACATGAGTCGAGCAACCGACTTGCTCACCGACGCGCAGAGCGCACTGGGTCTAACTATTCGCGACGACGCAGTCGCAAACATGGAGAACATGATAAAGGTCTCGGACGTTTTGGTCCGGGCCAACACTTTATCGAACGCAACCGTCGAGCAGTTCTCCACCTCGTTGACAACCAAGGCCGGACCTGCCCTCCGTACTTTGGGCAAGGACATGGAAGAAGGTGTCGCGGTTCTAGCCGCGTTCGCCGACCAAGGCATCAAGGGCGAAGAGGCCGGTACTCAGCTCTCCATCGTTCTTCGTGACCTCTCGACCAAGGCAATCAAAAACAAAGAAGACTTTGCCGAGTTCGGAGTCTCTGTATTCGACGCTAACGGTGAGATGCGTAACCTTGGTGACATTGTTGCCAACCTTGAGGACGCCCTCGAGGGAATGAGCGACGAAACCGCTAAGGCTACATTGCTACAAATGGGCTTTGCAGACCGTTCGGTCCAGTCGATTCTTGCCCTACTTGGAACCTCAGACGCCATCAAGAGCTACGAGACCAACCTCCGGTCCGCCTCTGGCTTCACTGACGAGGTAGCCAACAAGCAACTTGACACCTTCAACTCGCAGTTAAAGCTTCTGGAATCCGCCTTCGTTGACGTTGGTATTCAAATTGGTGAGATTCTCACGCCCTACTTGCGCGACCTCATCCCGGTCATTCAAGAGCTTTTGCCGGTCCTAGGTGACAAGATTGCCGAGGCAATCAAGAAGGTTGACTGGGAAGGACTCATCGAGTCCGTCGCTGACTTCATCACCCTCATCGTTGACAACATCGACAACATCGGGAAGCTGGCAGTCGGTCTAGGAATTGCAACGACCGCACTTGGAATCTACGCGACAGCGACTCTAGTTGCAATCAC